GTCGACTACGGCGTTGAGGAGGATTGCCAGGATCTCGGAAAAATAGGTCATTTTTGTCCTTACTAAACATATACTGATCAAAGTCAGTAATACCATCAGTAGCGGGAATAGGTGGATCAGGGTAAGGATAATGGTGAGAATCATCGTACTCTTGAAGTAACTCTTGATAAGTAGGATCTTCTAAGAACACGGTATAATCACCTGGGCCAGAAAGGTTCCTTTGCCAATACTCAATCCAATGGCCCAATTGTTCAGGAGTATGTGGCGCATTTGCAAAAGAATCTTGTTGTGATTGAAAAACTTGGAGAGCATCAGGATAGGGTCCATCATCATAAGATTCTCTAATTTCCAAAAAAGAGAGTCTATTATCAATTTCAGAAAGGATCCAAGGTGAGAAAGTCTGAGCAGTAATAGTTCCAAACCATCGAGCAACATTAATTGCAAAGTTCTGCGCAGGAACTAACTTCTCAAGACCAACCTTACTTTCAACAGCTTGAGAGAGCTCTCTTAATTGATCTGGAGTAAGAGAATTCCACCAAGTATTCCAAGTATTAAATTGTGCATCGGTTGGTTTAATGATTTGACCATTAAAAACAGTTCCAGCATGTTGCATTTGCCAAACAATTGGATCTTGTACTGGAGGAATGTATGGGTCAAAATCGGTATTTTGGGGTTTATACTCCCCCTGAGTATTTAAATTGTCAAAAGTGTTCGCTGTTTCCCCCACGGAGCGCACTAAACCGTGAGTTCAGATGTGTAAGAGCTTATCTTTTCATACAGAAAAGGACAGAGTCAGTGAGTCCCTAAAAAGGCGAAAATATGCTTATAAATATACGACACACATCATACACAATCAAATGGAAGTGTGTTTTAAATTTATAATCTTGGGTTTGATATACAGTGGCGTAGCTAAATCACCCATCAGTCAGGACCAATATGACTGTCACCTGATTATCCTAGGGCCTATATTTTTATGGCCGCAATATAGAGCGTTCAAAATCTCTAGTTCATATAATGAGCAGAGAAGGCGATTACATCATCAGAAAATGAACACTGGTTGAAGTATTTCTCAAGAAGTGGATGAAAATATGATGAGTGAAGTTGGACGGTGAGTAAAAATTCTTCGATACATACTGGTCGCATATAAGAATATGAAAGAACTTTTCGACCAGTAAACGAGTAGAAAAAGTAACGTCACTAGGTAACATACCAGAGTATTCTTTATGATAACCGTCATTTTCATATAGTGGATCTACGTCTCCACAAAGATTAGCCAGGTGGTTCACAAAAGGGGCAATGATAGGGCAGTGTTGGTATAAATGAGAGTAAGACATACACTTTGCCAACAATAAGGACTCGTTAAATTTACCATTAACACGAGCCAATGGAGAAAAAGAGATAGGAATCTTCAATAAAAGCTCAATAGGAGAGCGAACTAAATGGAAATTCTTATCCCAATATAAATGACAAAAACCTGCCTTACTAATACTATGAAACACTGAAAGCTCTTTAGCAGAAATTCCACATTCAGCAAAAAATTCAAGAGTAGGTGTTCCATGTTTAACACAAATTGCAGAATCATCACCTTCTACAACACCACCTGCCAAATCAATGTTGTTTATGAATGCCATAAAACACCATAAGAAGACATTACTTATAGTGTTACCAAGTGCCGTGTCAATTGAACCCGAGACACGTATGTCTGTGATCTTGATCGCCAAGGCACCACGTTTAACGAGCACTTTAGGTAAACGAACACGCCTACACCATTCATCAAGGTTAGGTTCACAACCATAAAA